ACCATTAAATCTTTGAACAGTAGGTATAGTTGTAAATTGAGCAGCAGGTTGGTTACCTAAAAAAGGCATTAAGCAATCTCCAAATAACTCGTAACCACATCTACTGAACTAGCTATACTTGATGTAATCATTATATGATCTGCAGCATTTAAAACTAATTTTTGATCTCCTCCAACAACTATTAAACTTGAACCAACAGGTATAGGAGCAGCTTTAATTAATCTTGCTACACCATTTCCTGCATCACCTATACTTAATACTGCATCAACAGTTATTTGTGATGTTGATATATTTGCTAAACTTAAACCTATTATTGTAGTTTCTCGACTTGCAGGACAAAGATAAGCTTGCACAGGTGATGTACCTACTCCTGCTACTACTGATACCTTAAAATTATTTGCCATAATATTCCCTTATTTCTTAATATATTATACTGTATAACTTAACCTAATGCAATAGCAAATGGTATAGGTGAGTTATTAGCAATAGATGTTGCCATTGTTGCAGATAAATTACCTACAACTGTATTAATACTTGTTACAGCATCTAAGTTAGTTTTTGTTAATACAGAAACTGCTGCAACAACTGTGTTAATACTTGTTATGGCTGCTGTGTTAGTTGCTATAGCTGTAGTTCGNTTNTTAATACTTGTAGCCATAGTAGCTGATAAGTTTGTAACAACTGTATTTATAGATGTTATAGCTGCTGTTCTGTTAGATATACTAGTTGCCATAGTAGCTGAAAGATTAGTAACAACTGTATTAATACTTGTTACAGCATCTAAGTTAGTTTTAGTTAATGCTGATACTCCTGCTACTACTGTATTAATACTTGTAATAGCATCTAGATTTGTTTTTGTTAATACAGATACTCCTGCTACTACTGTATTAATAGAAGTTATAGCTGCAGTATTTGTTGCTATAGCAGTTGTTCTATTAGCTATTGAAGTTGCCATAGTAGCTGATAGATTACCCACTACTGTATTTATAGATGTTATGGCATTTAAATTTGTTTTAGTTAATACAGATACTGCATGAAGCTCTGCTGATGTAGCATAGTTACCTCCATCACCTATGATAGCATTTATAGAAGTTATAGCTGCTGTACGATTAGCTATGCTTGTAGCCATAGTAGCTGATAAATTTGTTACAACTGTATTAATAGATGTTATGGCAGCTACGTTAGTTGCTATAGCAGTTGTTCTATTAGCAATACTTGTAGCCATAGTAGCTGATAAAGCTGTAATAGCTGATGTTCTGTTTCCTATGCTAGTAGCCATAGTGGTTGATAAAGCAGCAACAGTAGCACTTGTAGCTACGTCTGCTCCATTTTTAAATAATCTAGTTGCATTAGCACTTACAGCAAAAAAGTTAGTTGCATTTAATTCAGCTATAGATGCAGCAGTAAATGTTAAATTAGCAGCAGTTAAATCAGTTATACTAGCCACTGCAACATTTAAATTAGTTGTATTAATTGTAGTAGCAGTAACAATAGGTGATGTTATTTTTGTTGTAGCTGTTCCATTATTAAAAGTAATATCAGTAGCACTAACAGCTTTCATGTTAGTAGAACCTTTTACAATTAAATCATTACCTATTGTAGTATTATTTTCTATTGTTAAAGAAGAACCATCAAATACACCACCAATAAAAGAGTTAGCTGATACTGTAGTAGCTACACTAACACTTATAACTCTGCCATATCCATCTATATTAAACTTACCTAAAGGTCCATAAGTAGCTGATGTTATTCCAGTTGTAGCTAAACCTATTGTAGGATTACCTGCTGTTCCATTAGCATTACCTATACTTAAAGGTTCTGTAACAACTATTGTTCTACCATAAGCTGTTCCACTATTAACAGCTATTAAACCTGTAGCTCCTGTAATGTCAGCCATATTATTTAAAGCTGATACATTAGCTGTAAGAGTTGTACCTTGAAGTTTTATTGTACCTGTTAAATTAATGGTATCATTTGATAATTGTAAAGGTGAAGAAGTTCCTTCCCCATCAGAAATATTTCTTAGAGTCGTATCTATACCTGCATTATTATTACTTATTTGTAATAAATCTTTATAGGTATTAGCAATGGTCTTACCAGTAAAAGTTGTCATATTGTATTCCAATAATTATTAGTGTCTTCCCAATTAGTAGAAGCATTTTCCCATAATACATTTCTGTCATTATTATTTTCAGGTCTTACATCTCTAATAAAATTTGTTTCACGTAAAACAGGTGATCTATTTTGAGGATGATTTTTTAAATCATACTGTCCTTCATAGTCTTCAGGGCAAACTAACATTCCATAGCTATTTAATTTCATAGAAGGTCGTTTATATTCAAACCCACAAACGTCACATTCAACTATTAAATTTTTTGCTCTTGCCATTAATTAGGTAACCAATCTGTAACAGTCACATTTGTTGGTGGCATTGGTGATCGTCTATGAAACTTGACATTTTCACTATCAACCCCACCTTTAGTTTTATTTTGAGGATGATTTTTTAAATCGTATCTTCCATCGTTATCAGTTGGACATACCATTAATCCAAAACTATTTTTAACTAGCTCACTTAAATTATATCTAAAACCACAAACGTCACATATACCATAAATTTTATTTCTGTTTACCATTAATAAATATTTAACTTAGGTCTTAAATATAAACTAACTCTTTCTCTATCTTCATCTAAAGCTCTGCTTAATCTTTCTTCATACTCTGCTTTAATTAAATTAATACGTGCTAAGTCTACTCCCGGTCTTTTTAATCCCATATGATAAGCTAGACCTGCTGTAAGACAAGGTAAAAATTTTCTAGATATGTCTGCTGTTTGTACTGCTGATTTATTTACATCTTGTATGTATCTAATTAATTCAACTTTAACTTTATCTGTAGAGTTTTCAGGAATGGGCCATAGATATACAGTAGGATTATCCCTACCATTTCTAACAGCAAATTGAGTTGGTCTACCTGTCTGTCCTTTAGAAGGTATTTTTAAATATTCTTGCATTGATATACGTTCTAGTTGTATATCTGTATCATCTCTATTGACAACTGCTTCTAAAATATCTATACTAGAACTAGCTAAGTCATATGCTGTTGTACTAACTGATACATCAAATACAGAAGTTTCTGCTGTCCAAAGCATTACTCCTCTATTCTGCCAATCTTGTAATAATAAATTAATAGAACGTCTTGCTGACTTTAGGTTCATGTCCTAATGTCTGTTCTCCACCAATCATTTCAGAAGCTTCTTGAATTACTTCATCTATGTCCATAGAAAATGTATATGTACCTGATGTACTCATTATGCTCTACCTCTTTTATTTGTTTTTATAGAGCCACCTATACCAATTTTCAGTTGCTTTTTTTTCTTCAAAGAGTTCAAGTTGATTTTTTTTATTTTTTTGTTTGGTTTGGTAACTTGAAATCTTATGCTTGCTCTTGTAATAGACATTATGCACTACCCAATTTTTTATGTTTTTGATTTTTTGGAGGAGACTTTTTGCTACCTCCTGCAGTCCATAATTTTTTATTTGCCCAATAAGCTGCAGACATTTTTCCTTTAGCAATATTTTTTCCATGACGAGCTTTAAAACTTGCTCTAGCTGTAGGAGAGTAGTTATGACCCATAGACGAATCTCCAAAATGAATAAGCTTAACCTTATCTCCTTCTTTAGCCAAGACCATACCTTTTTTACCGGGTCTATCAGATTTTTTAGGTTTATTAAATCCTGCAAATTTCTTGCCACGATATTCAATTCCTCCAGATGGTATTCTTTTATATAATGTCATATTAGTTCCTATTATACCAAACATAGTAATTACTTACAAATCATTTTAATTTTTAGGTAATACTTTATAAGCTTCTTTTATTTGTTCTATAGTTCTATAACACCCTACACATACATCATTTACTAATTTACATATACCTCTACATGGTGTCATTCTAGTTCTTCTCTGAAAATAAAAGTTTTAGGTTGGGTGTCTGCAAATGCTTCTGCCTTACTTACAAATATACTTGTTAATAATAATAAAAATCCACCTATTACAAGTACAAGAAATAACCATCCTATACCTTCACCTATTTGCTTTCGTATCTGCTGTTGCTTATAAATAGTAGCTTGTCTTTGTTTACGTATCTTACCTTCCATTTCTAAAAGTTCATCATAGGCTTGTGGTCCATGAGTCATATTTAAAAACATCTTGAGTTCGTATCTTTGTTCCTCAAGTTTCTTCTTGGCTGCATAAGCCTGTAGTGCAGTAGTTTCAATACTTCCACTACCAAAGACTTTGCCAAACACTCCCGGATTTTTTGCTTGTTTCTCTGCATTATCAACATCTGAAACTGCTCCCATCCATCTGCTAATGTCTCCTGACATCTGCTCTAAGTCTCTGCCTACAGCAAAACCTTGTTTAATTGCACTAAATGCTTTAGATGCTACTCCAACTGCAAGTGATATAGTTACTGGGTCCATTACTTTTTCCTTATAGGTTTGCAGTATGCAGTTATCTGTAGGTTAGGTCCTTCCTTTTGAGGTATAGAAGGTTGATTGTGTAATCTCTCTGAAAAATATAAACATCTATTAATATCTTGAAAAGTTTGTGTCTGGTCTACTACTCTTAATCCCATCATAAACACAAGCACAAACTCAATCATTTATATAGGTACTCCTTGTACCTCCTCTTCATGACAATCACAATTACATTCTTCACAATCACATTCGTAGCACTCACAAGTATCACATTTTTTTTCTTTAGTCATTTTTATCCTTTAGGTTTTCTAGCTTTACCCCAACCTCTAATTTGTTTAGCCACATACTTATCAGAAGATAAACTACCACCTGTTCTTTTAGTAGTAACTCTATCAAATAATTCAGGATAATCTATTGAAGTCTTTAACAAACCAAATGTAGAATCTTTTTTTTCTGCATCTCTAATTTTTTTATTCATTACACTTTTTAAAGATTTAGGTTTACCTATTGTCTTATCCTTAGTGCCTGACTTAAATGCCTTAAACTTTACACCCTTACCTGCACCTTTAGTATCTGCATCTTTTCTTTTTAGTTTGT